TACAAGTATATCAGATGTTCCAAAAACTAATTGCCTTATCTCATCTTTTTTATCAAGTTGTATCTGGGCATAATCCAAATATTCCAGATTATCAAATCGACCAAGACGAGCCATAATTTCTGCACGTGTCCATTGTTCTATGAGCTTTAGCAATTCTTTCCGTTGTTGTAAAGCCTCTAATTTTTTCATTTTACTAAACTATTAAGAATCAATCCTGAATACAAAAATCCACAGTCACCACATTCCCATTGCTCACCATTATATCTGACTGCTTCTGCATCACAAACAAGACACTTAAAAACCTGAGCTTCTTTGTCAAGTTGCTTCTTTTGTTTTGGAGTTAAACTCTCCATACCATTTATTCCAATAAAAACTTGTTTTCACTAACATCAATTTTTCTGACATTTTAATTATTTCTGGAAAAATAAATTTAACAATTCCAAATCTCCATCGCCCAAGAATATTAAGAGTTTCAATCAATGTCCTCCTGAACTCTATAAACTCTTCATTTTTTTCAGAATACAAATCTTGTGCGATTAACATATCTTTCCTAATTTCAATAATTTTTCTTTTAAGTTCTATAATTTCCTGCATATCTGAATACATTTCAAATCCTCTAAAGTAATTTCAACAATCCTTGGCTTCCAAGTCATTGACATAATTTTTTTCTTTTTTAATTTTTTCTTCTTCTTTTTTTTCTTTGCTTTTGATTTACGTCTCACCTTTCGCCAAGCCCATATCTCTAAACTTCTGCCAGGATTTGCCAACCAATCTAATGATGCTTGAGCAAACTCCTCTGTCAATTTTTTATAATGTTCAGCGAAACTACCACCACAAGCTTGAATGCCTATTGTCTTATCGGGTGATATTGCAATAATATCTATGATACCAAACAGGTCTTGACGCTTGCCAAATTTGCCTGCATAACGCAGCCAACGCTCAACAACACCTGCTTTATATCCCTTGTCACGTAATGCTTTTAATGTTCTTTGTGTTGGGCTGCTCATTTTCTTTCATAGACTTTATAAAATCATCAAATTTCTGAATCTTACCACATGCAAAACATCTTCTATATCCCAATAACCAGTCACTCCACCAATGGTCTAAAAAGAAACAAATAATTGGAGATATTAGTCTTATTTTCTTTTCCTATTTTTTAACACTTTACCTTTAGTTTTATATTCAAATGTTTTTTTACAATTTTCACAATTAACTTTTCTTACATCATCATTCCAAGGTAAACCCCAAGGTAAACCACACGCAGTCAATTGGGGTAATGGTTTTTGAGATATATAATGTATTGTTTGTTTTCTCATTTTCTTTTTCCAAATGGCATTCTGTCTCTTATTGATTTCATCCCCAACAATTTTGTCACCTGCCTCCAGCCCTGCTCAGATAAGTTGTCACGTCTAAGTTTGAATTGCTGTGTGCCTTCAAATGGTAAAATAACAAGTTTTTGATTTCTAAATAATATTTCATCACTATCTGGATTTTTTATATTTTGCATCGCTTTAGATTTTGGATTCAAATTACCATTTAGAAATTGTATTGCTCTAATCTCACCAATACCCTCAATACCTTTGACATTATCAGTTGTGCAACCAGCCAAAGATTTCACATTTCCCCATTCATAAGATTCAATTCCATACTTCTTTTTGAATCCTTGAAAAGTCAGAATTTTACTTGTCTGAGGATTATAAAAAGAAACAGATGGACTGATACACTGATATAAATCCTTGTCACTCGATATAATAACAAATTCATTGTCAATACTTTTATTTTTCTGGCAACAAATCGAAGCAATTATATCATCACTCTCATATCCCTTCTGTACAAATACATTCCTAAATCCAATCATAGGCAGATAAGTTGTGCGTAGTTTTTTCATTTGTTTTCTGAAAGCTCTGTCAAACTCAATCTCTTCATCTGTATATTCTTTTTTTTCTCTTTGAGCTTTATACTCTGGATAAATCTCTTTACGTTTGCTTGTTTCACTGTCCCAACAAAATACAAAATTGGAAGTATTAAACAAATCCTGAAATCCTGATAGTGACTTTAAGAATCCATAGATTACACCTATCGCATCCCCATCATAAGTCAAGCCACCTGTCGACCATTTGGCTCTGTGACATAAATAGTTGCAATCGAGTAAGAGATATTTTCTACTCATTATTATTCCTTTACCTTAGGCTTATCAATCAGCATCATTTCCTTGACCATATCTTCTCTACCGTGCTTAGCCCCATGAATAAAAGCCATTATAAAAGCAGGCTTAAAAACTTTATCACAAAGAAAATTAGCGTGATTATCTGCTTCCTTTAGATAATACTCTTTTTGCTCTGATGTCATTTCACTCATATCTTTTCTTCCTTTGAATTTTACAAGCCTCTTCAATTTCATTCCATACGTCACCGACCAACTCTCGCAAATCTTTTTCAAGTCCCTGATGTTCAATAAGTCTAATCAGTTTATTTCTTGAGCCTTTAATTCCCAGACCTTTTGCTTTTATCTCATCACCCTTCACCCAGTATTTCTCATCGAGCAGATAATCAACACAACTTCCAATATCATCTATACCAAACGAATGATAAATTGGAATAGTCACAGTGCGGTCACGTCCTGTTATCCGACTTTTCTTGACGTGTATCTTGCAGTTGACACCTAATTGACGTTTTTTGCCTTTAACAGATTTCGTAATCTGTCCAGCAACACTCGATAATATCTGAATAGTAGCATAAAACTTTAGAGCATATCCACCTGAATAAGTTTTGGGTGATTCAAATGGCATAGCATTTATCTTTGCTCTTGTCTGATTTATAACAATTAAAATCGAGCCACTTTTCTTTAATGATTTACCTATTACCCTGCGAAGCATTGACGAATTGACTTTAGCTTTGCCATCCCCATAAGAACCCTTTGCTTTTGTATCCGCTCTACTGGCTTTTTTATTAGTATCAAATTTAACACCCTCTGCTTCAGAAGTCAGACTATCCATTGAATCAAGAATATAAATAAATGGCTCACCACCTTTAATGGCATCATCAACATTATAATAAAAATCTTCAATAGTATTAGAAAAACTTTTCCAAGGTGGCTCGATTCTTTTAGCAACTCCCTTACCAAAGAATCTTTCAATATCCATTAAAGCTCCATCCTCTGCATTATCATAAATAAATCGGTATCCGTCAAAGTTGTGATTGATTGAAGCCTCTGCCAAGCAAGTCAGTGACAACCAAGTCTTGCCACTTGTTGAGTCACCCACTATAAAATAGTATCTACCCTTGATAAATCCTCTATCAGGAAATCCCGTGCAGGCAAGATTAAAAAGTGTGCTGCCTGTTGATAGAAAATCCTTTGCAGTCAACACTTCCTTTTTTCGTTTCTGTCTTAGAGCTTTTTTCATATCATTAGTTTTCATATTTTATAATTCCAAAAAAGACAGGCAGTTGGTCTGCAATATGGTAAATATCGTATTTACAATTCGATCGGCTTTCGACCTCATATCAGGCTACCACGCCACTGTCTTATAAACTTCTCAAAAAGGGTGAGTGGCAATAAGGTAATTGCTTTGGGAGGACACATCACAATATGAAAAGCCACTCACCAATAACGTAATATTAACTCTGTGCATCGTGTGCATCGTCACACTTATCCCAGACGGGACAGTCATTGCACTCAGGCAACGTCTCACAATCTTTACCAAATGTACCACCAAATGGGCACTCACCAGCTTTGACCTTGCCCTTGCCCTTTTTGCCTTTGTCTTTCTTGGATGACTTTTCTTCCTCTTCTTCAAGTTTAGTCAAATCATCCAAATCGAAAGTGTTCTTGTCGCCGTCATCAAACAATACTTTCGCTTTGTCATCTTTAATTTTCTTGATGACACCCTCATAAGTCTCACCATCAATCTCTGCTGAGACTCTGTCACCTTCTTCAAAAGGGATGTCGTCCTCTTCTGGCTCAGACTCGGATTCAGCCATATCAAGGTCATCAAAAGCAATATCCTGAGTGTCTCCATCATCAAATTCGACCTCGGCTGTTTCTTCATCTTCATCAACATCCGTTATTACACCCGGATAATCAGTGCCGTCAATTTCGACTACAACTCTATCGCCTTCATTCCAGTCACTCTCTTTGGATTTCTCTTTCTTCTTGGATTTCTTCTTGTTTTTCTTCGTTGTTGTCTTCTTCTCGTCTTTGTCGTCGTCATCAGCAGTTTGCAAAAGAATTTCCTTCAACTCATCGTATTCTTTGATAATAAGAATATCATCAAGACAAGTTGTCTGCTCAAGAATGTCCTCATCATAGTCATCATCACGTGGTTTGAAATTGACAGAGACAACTTCGTAGAAACTTTGCCGATTGAAACTCTTTTCCTCAATGCCCAGTTTCAAAGTGAATCCACCTTCAAGCTCTGCAAAATTTTCGTAACCATCATCTTCATCAGAGTTTTTGATTTCTTGGTCAAGACGCTTCCCAAACAAGTGATATGAAATTTCCCATATCTGAACACCCTTGTCAGGTTCTTTCGTATTGATAACATTGAAAAGTTGTCTTTCTTTCGGGGCTAAGCTTTTTATTAAATCCTCATCTGCATCAGGGTCTTTTGCCAACTTAGCTCGAAAGTCACAAATCGGGCAAGGCTCTTCACAAGTTTTTCTGAGACAAACAAATGAAGTTTGGTCAACACCTATACTACGATGAACCCAATATGTTCTCTCATAATGAAGCTCGCCCTTGTCGGCAAAAGGATTACCCTCACCAACCTCATAAGGAATAATATCCAGACGGACAGACTTGTCACTTTTGATTGCAAACAACTTTTTATCTTCCGGCAATTCAAAAGCTGTATTATCAAATCCGGTCTTGTGTGTTTCTGCTCTACGTTTTGCTGCTGCTGCTGTACTACGTTTTTTTCTCTCTTTTTTCTTACTTCGTTTTGACATTGTTTTTTCTCCTTCTAATTTTCTTTTTTATTGTTATCATTTACATTAAAATTATTTTCTCTATGAATTGCCTCCTTTCCCCTGTAGAATCCAACTGTGCCTAACTTCATACAAAGATAGACCACTATTGGCACTACAATAATTATTCCTAAAATCAATAATATCCAATCAAGAATTGTCACCGTTTTTTCCTTTTACTGGGTTTCCCAATTTTTGTTTTGCTACGTGCTGCTTGTTTCTCCAATTGCTCCACAACCTCTTTTATTTCACTCGATGCCACATAAGGTCTTGCGAAATAGGTTTGTCCGTGTAAAGTGACAGCTTCACTCAGCATTCTCTTGCGATGCTCAAAAGCACCAACGTATATTTGCAGAGTATTTACTAAATCTTGAGCATTAAGATAAATTCGCAAAGCCTTTTTATATTCGGGCTGTGTCAGAACTGTATTTGAAACCATAGCTGCTGTTGGCTTATCCTTGAGATTATATATGTTAGGATTTTTACCAATCTCCAAACTCAACTCCGCTGATACCAAATCGAGATTCGCTTTTGTTTGTGCTTGACTCTCCTTAGCATCTTTCAATTCTTTGCTGTAATGAACAAACAAAAATGTATGTTCAGCAACCTGCTCTTCGAGCTTATTCAAGTCAATATAAAATACATCGAACTCTTCTTCTGTCTTCATTTTCAATCCTTTCAAAAATACGTTTCTATATTTATATTATCGTAAAAAATCACTATAAAATAAAAAGATTTTTTAATCATTTTCTATCAAATCCAAATGAAGCCCTTGCTCTCTTCTTTTTTGGTTTTTCAAATATATTTGGCCTAACACCTTTTAATCTTTTTCTTGCAATGTCACAGTATTTCTCGGATATGTCGATTCCTATATACCTGCGGCCTAACATCTTGGCGGCTACACAAGTAGTGCCTGAACCACAGAAGGGGTCGAGGATAAGGTCAGCATTATTAAAATATTTCATACACCATATCATCAACTCAATCGGTTTTTGTGTAGGATGATATTTCAGATATTCAATAACTCTTTTTTTGAACATCTTGGCAGGTTGTTGTTTGCTCGACCACGCTTTTTCACACATACTTGAACTGAAATTCTCTGGTTGCATTTTATCCCAAATGAAAAATCCTTGAGAAGGTGGAAGGGCAAAATAATTACCTCCCCAAATTATCTGTTCTTTAGAAACTCTAAATATCTCTGCAAAGGCTTCTTTGGGAGCAACTTCGTCGTCCCAATTACTCTTTTCGTGTTTCTGCCGAAATGGATTATTTGCTATTCCTATTCCATAAGGCGGGTCAGTCAACACCAAGTCCACACAGTTATCCGGCCAGTCTTTCATAACCTCTAAGCAGTCACCGCAGATTATCTTGTTAATTGGTAGTTTCATTTTGAGCCTTCGATAACCTCATAGCAGGCAGCAGCAAGTCCAGCCGCTTTTGAGTCATAAAAGTTCTCACGGAAAGCGTCGATAACTAC